ATATTGAGAATCTTCATTAAAGATTGTTTTTTTTACAAAAGAGTTAGACGGAAATTTATGATGTCTTACTTTTTTATTTTCTAAGGTTCCTATTTTACCAGTAGCATTCCATACTTCCCAATCACTTGTAGGAGGGTATTCTTCATTTGCATTTTCCCAGTAACCTAATTTCCCACTTGTAGTTTCCCATGTACATGTATCCCTTGTTTGAAAGTATTTTACGTTGCCCGTACTTAATTCAAAGTCTTCTGTCAAATAACTCGTACCTGCTGTATAACCAACTTGAGTAGGTAAATTATCAGTAGCTTTAATTACAGCATTCTCATTAAAGGTTTTACCATCTACAGTTATGGTAGACATCTCCCTACCAGGTATCATAAAAGCCTGGGATCTTTTTCCTGATTTATATTCTAATACAGCGTAAAGAGCATATACCTCATCATGTGCAAACGATTTAGGGCTAGAGTATTTAGGAAGTTTTGAAGTAGTCGAAGGGTATTCTACCAAATCACTAACCCACTTTACTTTCCAGTTATTTATAAACTTTTGGATATTTACACTAGGTCCTGTAGTTAGGTTCCCAAAAAAAAGTTGAGAATCTAAAGTAGTTATTGCTTGTACTTTACTGTAAGAGGGGGCCTTAACCAAAACATCTTCTGATGTAAGTGTGTCTGTTTTTTCTGATCCAGTGTAAGAAAATTCAATAGAACTTCTACCTGAGATTGCTACTGTAGATACTTTAACAAAAGATTTTGTATTATTTCCACTATTAATTCTTTGTACTGCAAAATTTATTTTGTCATACGAAAGGTCAATATTTGAAATTTTAAATAATATTTTTTTTGAAACAGTTGCTGAACCACTACCAAAAAAGTTATAAGGACCAGCTTCTTGAGAATCAGGACCTATATAAATAGGAAAGGAAGCAGAAGAATAATCTGTTACTTTACCGTCTGTAGTTTCATACTGTATATATCCATAATATGTACCTGTCTTTAAACCTCCATTTGTTAAAATTTCAAAATCAATTACAGGGGGTAAAAACTCAGTAAATAAAAGTAAATCTTTTTCATTATTTACGGTACTTGCTTTTTGAATATTTAATATCTTAGGTTTATTAAATCTGTCTGTCCAAGCAGTATAAATTTCACCTAAAAAGTTTTCCCTCCAAACAGCTTTGATTGGATAATCTAAGTTAAGTTTTAACTTAGGTTTTGTAGTATCGTCATATACAATACTAAATGTATCTGTATCTGAATTAAATGTACCTACTATAGATTTTGTATTGTTTGTTAACCACAAGATTACAAATTTTGTAGTAGAAAGTGTACCTATTATACGCATTCCTTCTGCTAATAAAGCAACGTATGTAGGATTTGAGTTAATTAAAGACTCATCAAAACCAGGTTCGTTTTCTGTATTATTTGTTATTGGGGAACAAAGTATGTTCCTTGCATAACTATAGAATCCTTCAGGTAAATCATTAGGATGTATATCTTGGTTTATACCTTTAGAAGGTTGCATATCTTAATTATTTAAAGCAAATGTGGAATGATAAACTGAATCTGCTGGTAACATAGTCACCCACATCTTCTCAAAGTTAGCACAACTCTCCGGAGTCCAATCTCTAAGTTCGTTAATAGCTCTCCTAGTCCATGTCTGATACTCTGCGTTACAATATTCGTACTTAAATACAGGATGTGTGTAACCTGCACCAATCATCATAGTGAGTACATACCAATAGATAGCTTTCTTAAGAGCTTCATTATCAGGGATAGTGATTATACCTTCAGCATCTGTTTCATAAGCTAAGTAGTAGAGAACCACTTCTTTGTCAGTAAATGACAATTGAATACCATTGTTAACTAATTTATAAAAGTCAGAATTAGAGTAAGGTAGAGTTTGTGTATCTACGTTGTATTTAAACTCTGTCTCTTTAGTAGTTGTGTTTGTAACTGTATTAGTAGTAGTTACTGTAGAAGAAGTCTCAGTGATAACAAAAGCATCCTTGGTTTTTATTTGAGACTCTATCTTAGGTACATCCAGAATAGTTTTTGACTTCTTAAGTCTATATGAGTCAAGTGCTACAGCATCTAAAGTAACAAGATCACAAGGAAATGTTACTAAATGGTTTTTAACCATAATCTTTTCTGATTTAGGTTGCAGCACAGTTCTAACTCGACAAGTCTCCATCTGCTCAAAGATCCACTCATAAATATCAGGAACCCATGTAGAATCATTAAGTCCTGTATTTCTTACAATCCTCCCTATAATCTCTTTTATAGATACTGTTTTATAGAACATGTCAGTTTACTTTATATTTTTGAAGTTCTTTATAACTCTCCTTACTTACATAAGGATATAACCCTCTCAACTCAGGTCTTTGTTTTATGGTGTTATGTATGTTCTCATTAAATGAATTGTCATTATGAGCACCTTTAACAGGTCTCATTTTGTATGTCTGAATGTTTTTGACCTGTGTGTTCCTACGAGAGTTAGGTTTTACCCACTTTAATAAAATGTAGTCATCATACTCTGGAAAGAACTTATACTTATAGTTATTCTTTGCGTTAAATGTTCTTTCAATGATAAATATTCTAAGACTACCTAACCCAGTTATTTTATAAGCACTTCCCTGAGTAATAATTGAATCTTGAATCTTCTTATTAAGAGTCTTCATTATAAGTTTCCAAGTCTTAAAATCAATAACCTTTTCAGTTATCTTTTTACCTTCCTTATAATCATGAATCAAGGTATTTATATCATCTAATTTATCTACTAAACTTCGTTGGTATTTAATCCTTTCTCCTTTAATAACATGTGGAGTTTGAATATTACCTTTTCTCCACGGAGTTCTTGAAGTAAGCTCAAAAAACAAATCTTCTTGAGTTCTTCTTAGTTCCTGCAAGTCTTTAGGAGAAATACAGTATACAGATCTAGTTACATCTGCCCAATGAGAGTATTCTGCAAAGTAATTATCATTATCCTTTAACAAAGAAGTCACAAAATCCTCATAGATTTCCACTTCCTTATAAGTATACCTTTTGTTCTTTATTACGTATTTTCTTTTTGTTCTAACTTCTTCCATTTACCTCTACATTTAAAGGAACTTCTTTGGTATCTGATTGGACTTGTATACGTAACTCCGTACTTAATATTGCCTGAATAAGCTGTTGTACTAAATCTTCTGTCATAGGATATTCAGAATCATCCGAGTAACAACTTTTAGTCTCTCCTGTATCACAGTTAACTGTCTTTAGTGTCTCAGGACTTTCAAATACATCTTGTACCCCAACATACCTTTGAGATTTAGGTAAATTGTAAAAGTAGAGATACCCATCAATGAATGTATACCTGACTACATCTGCTGGTTGATTCCTAGAGTACTTTAGAAAATCAAGATTAAATGATTGTGAAAAACTGAATCCTAAACCTTTAAACTTAGGGTCCCCTACATAAAAGAAAGGTGCTGTAGAAGTTCTAAGTGTTTTAGGTAATCTTTCTTTAGATCTAAGAACACATCCATCTTTAATAGGACATTCAATCTCAGGTACTTGTTCAATTTCAATTACAATAGGATTTAGAAAGTAAGACACTTGACTTGCTTTCTTTTGGATAGTCTGCTTAAGAATTTGGACTCTCCAATAATGAACAATTGTTTTAAGTTCTCTCTTAAAAACAAGGTCATATTGTCTACCAGATCTCTCTGCTAATATTGTTACTATTTGATTTAGAGTTGCCATAATACAAAGATAGTTATTCTCCTAACTTTAAAATAAAAAAGGGAAGAGTAATTAAACCCTTCCCTTTTCTTACTTAATCACGTCTTGATTAAATAGCAGCTAAGATAGTAGTCAATTGTACAATTGGACTAGCAGAAGCAGCAGAGATACCAGGTACACCTGTAATTGCACCTACTTCGGCTCCAGCATCATGAGCAGCAAGAATAACACAGTAGCTTCTATGTGTCCAATCTGAAACTGGTTTAGCAACAGAAAGTTCAGTTTTAGTAGCTGTAACATTGAATGACTTGTAACCTCTATTGAAACCTACCAAAGAAGTTGGTTTACCCCAATCATCAGTAAATGTAGTATTTCCAGTAGTAACACCTTGGAAGATAGTACCTGCATCCTCAAGTTCTTTAACTTGAATAGCTCTACCTGAACCAACTTTCCAACCAGTAGCATAAGTGATAGTTGCATTCTCAAGATATTGAGAAACACTTAGTCTGAAAGTAGAGTCAAAATCAGTAGTAGTAACTTTGATACCAAATTCAGTAGGTACAGTAGAAATTTTAAATGCTGTAGTTGCACCAGAAGTTCCATTATAAGGACGATCAAGTACAATAGCATTTGTAGATTGTGATGCTACTCTATAAACCTCAGTTGTGGCAACGTTTGTCCCAATACGAACAAAGTCTCCTACAGCAAAGTTATTACCTGTTGCTGTTACAGCAGTAGAACCATTAGCAAATGTAGGAGATGGAGGGGTTGCAGCAACATAAGTACCATTTGATACTACATCAGCTACATAAATCTTAGGATTCTTTTGAAGATTAGCCCAAGAAGTTTTACCTGTTCCGTAATCATTGATTTTGTTTACAATACCACCTGAACTGTTAACAAGTAACGAGTAAGCATCTGAACCAGTTTTAGCTACTTCATCATAAACATAAGATGGAATAGGTTGGTTAGCTGGAGAAGTATCATTGATAGTAGCAAGGTAGCTATACGTAGGAGTAATAGTTCCTAAGTTAAGTGATCCTGAAGTACCATTCCAACCAATGTAAGCAACCGGCTTAACTGGAGCTACATACACTTGTTGTGCAATTGAAGTCTCAGCAGCACTGTAAGTGTACGTAGGAGTTTTCTTCACATTCCATCCACCTTTAGAGTTTGAAATAGCTTGTGCAATGTAAAACTTAGCACCTGCTGTTAAAACAGAAGTAGTTGCAAGGTTAGTTGCTTCTAGGAATACACCAATAGTACCATCAGGAAGTGATCCTGATATTGCGTTGTTTACAAAAGTAGCATATGAGGTTGCTGCTGCTGTAATTGCACATTGACCAGCTACAATGACTGTAGTGTTACGACCAATGAGGGTTTTTGAATAACGGTTTTGTGCCATGTTTTAATTTGCGTTTATTTTATTATCTGATTGTTTTGTTGAGTATGCAGGGTTTTCTGAAACTAACATCAAGTACTGTGCAGTAAGGTCTACAAGCTCCTGATGTGTCTGTTCTTTTAGCTCACACATTCTGTTCAAATCTAGGTTAATTTGTCTAGGCTTTCTAACATAATTAGAAATTACGTTACTTACTATAAATGTTGAATCATAAACTACGTATAAATTGTTACCTGAAAGATAACTTGTGACAAAATCTAGGTTAGATTTAGCAAAAGGATCTTTCTGCATAACGAATGTAGCTCCATTATTACTTAACATATTTGGAGCTTCAAGATCATAAATGTCTTTTACTAAAGTAACAACAGAAGGAGTTGAAGTAACAGAAATAGTTTGTGAAGAATCTATTACAAAGGAACCTGTGAAAGAAGTAGAAGATACAATAATAAAGGAAAGTGGACTGTAAATGTTTTTATATGCCTCCCAATAAACTTTGTAAGTACTAGTTCTATTTATCTCTTCCCTCATTAACTCAACGATAAAGAACCTTTCCTCTTTAGATTTATAAGTCTTAGAGAAAAGAGAATTATCAAATATAACCTGAGAGTTTAGAGTAAGCTTGAGAGTGTCATAAAATGCAGACGTCTTTCCAGATAAAGGAAACTGTACAGATGCTATATACTCAGTTATAGATTCTGTGTTAGAAGAGAAAGAAGTATGACAGTTTGTAATTATCTCGCTCTTATCTTCTAAAAGATAAAGATAATTAGGGGGAAGAGGGGTGTAACCTGTTTTAGAGTCTTGTTTAACCACCCTTCCCCTATAATTAGACACAATAAGTTCTGAAATATCATCTAATGATTTTTGGTCCGGTGCAAAACCTACTGCTTGATTAGTTCTCTGCACTTTAGATTTTACATATCGTTCTTGATTAATGTTAAATGCAAGATCAATCTCTTCAGGTAAGAAGTTTCTTTTTTGATTAGAAGAAATCTTTTGAAGAGCTTGTCTAATTCCGATATGTATTTCTAGGACCGTTTTCATTATTCAGCTCTTAATTGTGTTTTAATAACATTTACTTTAGGTGCATTGTTCTTATCCTTCATATATTGAACTGTTTCATCAATAGTATGTCCAAGGGTTTCACCAGATTCTACCCAAACAACAGCTTGTCCAACACGCTTAAGGATATTAGCTGAGATAGCTAATGAGATAAGGTGTTTAAGATGGGCATCTTTGTCTGTGGTAATACGTACAAACTCAACAGGTTTAGTCTCTGCAAGTTTACGGAATAAGAGTTCTTTCTCAGTAGCATTTTTATCTTTATGATTAACCACCATAAGATCAAGTGCCATAGAAATAAACTTCTGATTACTCTTATTTGCAAAATAGATTTGTAATGCTTGGTCTTTACTTTCAGCAATTTCTTTCTCTTGGGCTAGAGAACTTTCTGAATCCTCAATATAAAACTTAACGTGAGGATTTCCTGTAGATAGTGCTTTAGATTTAGCAAGTCTAGGGTTTTTATAGACAGCTTTGTAATTCACATAGTCTACAATATTAATAGGAAGGTTTTGTTTTGATACTGGTTCCAGATTAGATGACTTAAGACCTATTTCTAAATTAGCACCTTCTTTAGGAACAGTAACTGAAATATCGTGGTAGTAAGCTGTTACTTTTTTTCTAAAATCCCTGTCCTCTGCATCACAATCAATTATGTAAGGTAATAAGAGGTCTTCTTCTTCATAAGTTAGATCTACTGCTAACTTAGGACTGTCTTTCATATAGACAGGTGTAACACATTTGTATGAATTACCTTGGAGTTCTTCGATTACTTTCTCCTGTTCTCCATAAGAGGAGAAGCTCCTTTTAATTTTAATGATCTTTGAATTACTCATGAGTGTGATTATTTATCTCGCAAAGTTCACATTTTTTAAATGTAAAACAAAAAAGGGAGCAGATGCCCCCTTCTTTGAAGATAAATAATCACACTATGAAAATTACCTTTAAGTGTTTACTCTTAGAGACCTGCGATGTTCTCCATGTGAAAGCACTTGTTTGAGCGTAACAATTGTACACCACCTACCTTTAAACGATGGTAGCTAGACTCATCTACATCTGAACTCAACACTTGGATACCTGAGCTATTACTTACACCAGTAAGTTTAGCAAGTCCAATTGGAGTAGGAGTCATACCAGTTACAATACCTTCTTGGTAGCTACGACCTTTAAGTGTAACGTGTTGAAGGTTAGGTTGACCATCATAAGTAGAATCGTCAATGAACACCATTCTATAAGACTCAAGAGGAAGACCTGATTCTGGGTGAACCACTTTACCAGCTATTTGAGCCATAGCAATTTGTCCCATATCAAAGATTGGATTCTTTTTGATTTTGATAGTATAACCATCTACGTGATAGAAACCATCAAAGTAACCTCCAAACTTAAGATCATATCCTAAAGAAGAACCATTGATAAATAGATCTGATGGAGCAGAACCTCCCCCAAGTGAACCTAGTAATTGGATACCAGCTTCTTTCAACATACGTTGCAATTCTCTGAATCCACCAGTTCCTGTATGAAGAGTGATTGACATATTAGCAGTATCTGATTGACCAAATAATGCATTACCAATTTTCTTCTGCATACCATCAAATGATAGACGAGTGTATGTAGAGTAGTTACCAATTTGCTCAAGTAAACCTGCACCAGTAGCAATACCTTTTCCAGTTATCGCATCCTTAAGTTCGATTGTACCATTAGACTGTCTGTTGTAACGAGAGTACCAGTAAAGGTGTTCACACTCATTCAACCAGTTTTTCTCAAATTGATACATGAACAAGTCCATCCAACGACTAGTCTCACCTTTGTCGGTTTTGATAGTCATTTTCATGATCTTATTACCTGAGTTACCAGCCCATGACATACCTTTACGGATATGAGTCATTTGGTTTTTCACTTTACCTGGTGCTACCATAGTAGACTCAGTAGAACGAGATTGTGATTCAGGAACTGGAGCAAACAATGCAATCCATGCAGAATCAGCAGTAAGATCAATATCAGGACAGAAAGAAACTTCTGAACCTTGAGCTAGTTGACAAGTGTATTCATACTCACCTGTACCAATTTGAACTGGATCTCCTTCAATAACCGCTTGTGTACCTAGACCTGAAGTAATCAAATATCTACGTTTCAACCAATTGTCTGCAAATCTTAGTTTGAATTTACCAAATCCAATACCTGCATTAGCGGTGTTTACAGAACCTGCGCTTGTACAATCTGAAGAAATTACAGAAGCTTTAGTATCACGTCCCATAATAGGGTACTCATACTGTACATCCGCTAGTTCTACAGAACGTTGAGATGATTTTCCCATAATATCTGAGAATGTCATCATTGAGATAGGGTAGTTTTTACCGTAATCTCCTAACATATAAACAACCCTAGAGGTCAACTCATCTGGAGTACCATGTCTTTGGTTGTACCAGTTTTGCTCATCTAAAACTGTTTTTGGGTCATACAACATTTCTTGTAGACCTAATTGTACTGGAAATCCTTGCATATTGTGCTGAAGTTTAAATTTAATTTCAGCCTAAAAGTAAAAAAGAAACACTTGTGAGGTGTTTCTTTTCATTTTCCTAAAAACTATCAATTGTTAAATTAACCCATTCCCATTATCTCTTTCCAAGACACATCTGAAGCTTTAGTTTGGGAACCTCTTTCTATACCAGAACTTTCTTTAATTGACTTTTTAAGACGTTTGGTATTCTCTGTAACAGCTTGTTTTACAATAATATCCCTAAGGTTTCCTTGCTTATATCTAAAGAACTCAGTCTGAAGTTGTTTCATCAACTCTTCTGGTTCCTTAGTAAGAGGTACTGCCATTACAAACTCTCCATTAGAGTACTGTACATGTTTAGCTAAGTAATTATAAAAAGGCTGTTTGTCTTTATCAGAGATTACAAAGTTACCAAGTTGTCCCTTTGATATATTCTCAGTGATTACTTTACTAAAACTATCTAAGGTTTCCTTCTTGACTTGTTCTTTTTGAGCAATCTCTTGTTCGTACTTTACTAATTCTTCTTTTTGAATATCCTTCAACCTAGTAAGAGATTCTTTAGACTCCTCATATAAATCACCTGAATCATAGATGTTTTTGATAAGTGCTTCGATACGTTTAGTACTAAGTCCTTGAGCTTCAAGATCTGCTCGAATCACTTGTTTCTGTACACCTTCATTCTCTTCATTATCTACAATCTTAATAGTACTATAATCAAGAGATTCTTGTTTATACAAACTAGAAGGATCAAGTCCTTCTGATCTCATGATTAGAGCTTGATATTCTTTAGGGTAATTAGATTTTAACTGTTCCTCAAAATCACTAACCTTTTTCTCAGAATAAGTTTCAAGTACTAACTTAGGATCTATCCCATTAAATTCTACAGGAAGTTCATCTCCTGTAAGTGCCCATACATCTTCCCAGAAATTATCTTCTGATTCAACCTCTTTAGCTTTTTCAGTAAGAGCTTGCTCAAGATTCATACCTGGTTCCTCAGTAGACTCTTGTGTGGGAGTAGGTTCTATTGCTTTAGCAGGTCTACCTCTTTTCTTAGGTTCCTCTACAATAGGTTCTGCTTGTACAACTGGTTCAGGTGTAGAAGGTGTTAGAGCAGGATCTGTAAGTTGTTCCTGCTCATCTGGTGCTAACCAATCTGGTAATGTCGTTTCCATAGTGTGTGATTATTTATCTGATTTGTTTTTGTTTTCTTTAGCTATTTTCAGACTGACATCAGCTTTGTATTTATCTGTATCCGCTTTCAGTTTAGCGTGATTATCTTTCATTTTAAGTTCTTGTTCTTTAAGAGAAAGTTCTTTTTGTTTGATAGTATCCTTACTAGTTCTATCTCTTCTGTCCTCAAAGATCTTTTCTCTATCAATAGCTCTTTTCTGTACCTCATTAATATCTAAGATACCATTTCCATTTGAATCAGGATTTACTTGGCCAGACATCTTGATTTGTTCAAGATTCATAGCTAGGTCCCCTTGAATATACTCTAATTGTTCTTCTCTATCATACTTAGTATTTAATTTAAGAAGTTCAAACTCTTGTAGAAGACGTGTATTCTCAGCTTGCATTTGTTGTAACTGAGTCTGATGTTCTTGTTCACCTAGTTGTTGAGCTTCAAGCTGCTCCTGTTCCATACGTTCTATATTCTTAAGAACTTGTTTCATCTTAGAAACATTCTCGGAATCTATAATCTCAATTAATGTAGATCCTTTAGCTCCATTCTGAGCCATAGCTTGTAGAGACTGTTTGATTTGGTTTAACTTTTCTATTTGTTTAGAAGAATTTGTAACCTTAATTAAAAGATCTTCGTATGAGGATACTTCCGGATTAATATTAAGAAGTTCTACTCTTCTATCATCTGTGTAATAAATAGACTTCTTACCATCTACATAACATAGTCTTGATAGATCTAATAATCCTTGAAGTTCTCTTTGGATAAACTCCTCATGCTTCACAAACAAATCTTCTGTAATAACTGAAGAAGCATATATAGCATTATTTGTATTTGTAACTGTAGCAGAGGTAGATATTTCACCAAGGCGTTGTTCAGAAAAACCAATAGTATCATAACATTCCTTCTTAATCCATTCTAATACACCAATCATCTCTTTGATGTGTTGGTACAAAGACATGTCTAACACTGTGTATTGGTTAAAACTTCTATCTACACCAATCTTAGATCTATCAATAAGAGCAAATCCAAGTGTGTCAGCATAGTAAAAGAATTTATCTTCATCCCATTCAGCTTCATCAGGTATAACAGCTTTGTCTAAAAGAAGTATTTTATCCTTAGACTTCATTATCATTCTCTCTAGTCTATAAGTACAGATAACATAGAGTTTAATCCACTCTACCATTACCTCATAAATAGAAATATTCTGAGCATGTGTATCTGAATAACGTCTACCATTTACAGGTAACTTGCATTTAGAGATATTGTGAAGTTCGTTCCTCTGATAAGGTACTGGTCTGATACCTAAGTATACATCATTAGATAGTTTATACCCTTCCCATACTTCAGATACCCATTTCCAAGTAACAGATTCACCTAGTTCTTTATTAGGGGAGTAACCTTCTGCTACTAAATCTTCAAACTCTTGTCCAGTTTCATCTGTCCATTTTAGGAACCCTACTCTCTTTTGAGATTTCCAACAAACATAATAGATGTCTAATTTATCTGTAGATAGAGAGTTAGGACTATTGTTAAGTCGGTTGAAGAAATTAGATAATTGGAAGGCATTACTATGAGACTCTAGGGAATCAAGTTCCTTCTCAGTTATTTCATAATAGAACTTATCAAGTATCTCACTATGAGACATTATCATTCTAATAACTGCAAAATCTGCATCCTCTATGTAAGGAGAGTTATAAGAAGGGATTGTGTATAAATCAAGGGGAGAGATCTTCTGGTAAACAATTTCATCATCCTGAATATACTTAAAAGAATATTCTTCTCCTGCAAATACAAAGTCTTTCCACAAAGCTCTTGACTTCTCAAAGAAACTAAGGTCGGACATAAGTAGTGTAAGCATTTTCTGTGCTTCAATTGCTTCTGCATCCTGATAAGAAGCGTCAAACTCCTGTTTTAATTTATCCGGATAAGGAACTTCCTTCTTTTCTGCTTGTATCTGCTTAAATACTTCAGGATCTAAAGAGTTAATGAAATGTTGTTGTAGGTTTTGTGTAAGAGTTTGCCCTAATTTCTCTGTATAGTTGTTATAACCACCTTCACCTATCTTGTCTACAAACCAACTAAAGGGTCTTTTGATATATTCTCCAAGTAACTTTTCAATTACAGGTCTCCCTATATTCACCCTACGAATAGGTGCAGGTTGATTTTCATATATCGGATTAGCTGAGTTGAAAGGGTTGGTTACATATCTTGACCAATTCTCAGGAAATATGTTATTGTGAAGTTCGTATATAAAGGCCTTGTTATCACTAGTTGAATTACCAGAGTGAAAATTAGCACCTTTAAGATAATGATCTATATTTAGCTTACCCCATTCATTCTTATTCTTAACCTTCTCAGAGTAAGAAATTCGTTGTACAGGTTTGGCTCCAGAATTTTCTTTCATTACTGTTTATTTTAGACAAAAGTAAGAAATTAAATTAGTAATGTGTGAGCAGAGTGTCTCCCTGGATTATTAGAAAAGAGATTTCGAGAAAAGAAATCAGATTTAGACTTCTTCGTTTCCTTAAGTGTTAGGTGTTCTTTCTCCTTAAACATATACATGGCAAGTAACATCGAGGATATTCGATCATAATTTTTCTTAGGATCAGGATTAAACTTAGCTAACTCTTGCAATAAACCTAAATCATAAATCTTATGTACATTAAGAATAGCTCTCCCATCTCCTGTAGTACCTCTTTCCTGACATAACCACTCAGCTAAATACAATAAACCTATCTTCTTAATCTCTTCAGGCATACGCATAAAGAAAGATCTGTTCCTAGTATTCTTATCCATCTCCTTACCATGTAGAATATGGTCAGGTTCATATTCACACAGATGTAACTTATTTCTGGATTTGAAATAGTCTAAGAGTCCTTGTCCACCACCGGCTATCTCAGACTGACATGTAGCTCTATAATATTCAGTAAGATAAAGTACCTTCTCATAAAACTTCTGTACAAAGTTAGGTCTACCTACATACTTAGCTACAATCTTATTACCATCTCCATAATCAAAAGAAGGTTGTTTAATTACATAACATACTCCAAGTGATGTCCTGTCAATAGCATCGTCAATAGCAAAAGGGTCCACTACAGTGTAATATAAAAACTGTGGTATCTCACCAAGATGATTCTTTTGAGGAATTTCGTAAATAGTAAAGCATCCATCAAGATCCTCGTTGTTTTTATGCGGATAATGATCTATAGGTACTACGTCAGTCCTAAGTAAAAACTCATACCCATCATTAGTTTTCATTAAAGAACCATTCTGGATATTCCTTTGTACTTCTTTATTATGCTGGATATTCTTTATCTGTTCATTTATAAAGTAGAGAGCGTTCTTAAAGATATTATTGTGTACACGCTTAAAAGATTCAGAAGGATTAAAAGGACGTTCCGCAATTAAGAGGTCATAGTCCCTAAGTGCATTGGCACCTTTTGATTTTTTAGTAAGTTCTCTTTTTTCCTCCCATTCTTTTTTACTTTCAGTCCACATAGGGCTACCAAACTCATCTGTAAACTTAGGAGAGTAAGCAGTACAAGGGACAAAGAATCCAAACTCTTCAATATCATCCGGGTCCCAGATATTATCAAACCTCATAAAGTTGTTAGACTCAGGAGAATAGAAGAGATCTTCAAGTCCCTGAATGTCCTCGCCAGCTTGTCCTCCCGTACCGAAGACAATAATTTGACCAGTTACTACAGTATCGTCTTCAACTAAGGGTTTTGCAGCAGCTATAGCTTTACTAAGATTTCTAAAAGAGCCACCTTCTTCAAAGATTAGAAGCTCTCCCCTAGCACCCCTAACCTTTTGTGGGTCATCTACAATAACCCCACCAATCATAGATTGGTAACCCTTTACTTCTACACCTTGAGGAGTCTTTATTTTGACAGAGGCTTTCTTTTCACTGGAGTTATCAATCTCCATCCGGTTCTTCCTCCACCAGTTATCTGTATTACCATTTAACCATTCAAGATCATCCCAACACTTAAGCATAATTCCATCAGCTCCCCATAAATAAGGATCTTTGGATGCAAAGTAGAATGACTTACTCTTCCTAATAAAGTTGTAGTTATAGACACCATGTGCAGCAGCTTTATAAGAAAACCCACATCCACGAGTTTTAGCACAGATAAGATGTTTTCCCCCAGCTATAGCATCTAAAAGATTAGGTCTCCAGAATAAATCAAGTGATTTAAGATGTTCTTCGGTAGTTCCCCATCTAGCTATATTCTTAGACCAGAACCAGTTATAATCAAGTAGGTTAAATCTAGGAAACTGAAGTACTTTATTAACTCCTTTTTTAGTGTGATCTACTCCAGGGGGAGTAACTTTCATAGGAGTGAAGTTCATAAAGAAGTAATGTTCCCCAGTAACCTTAACATCTCCTACTTGATAACCTTCCTCACATCTTTTAGTTTCCTCTCTCCAGAATTCATACCAATCCTTAGACTTAATGGGAGCTTTGGTATACCTCCCATGTTTTAAGAAGAAGTCAGCAGTTTTAGAAAACTCCTTTATATTTATTGAGATCATAATTCATTCTCTCCTAATTCAACATTCCCTCTACCATTACCTGTCTCACTCAGCTCCTTCTTAGTCATATTCTCAAGTTCTCCAATAGTTTTGAGAAGACCTGCTATATCTTTCATAGCTTTGATGTTATTAGTAATATCCTCAATAGCCATTTCATCCTGTTCTTCATTTAATAAACGGATCATGTTGTCTATCTTTTTATGAGCAGCTTGGAGAAGTTTAAGGGGTCTAGTTTGTTGAAGTTCTCGATACCTCTCAATAGCATCTTTAATCTCCTTATCAGGTTTCCACCCAACATCTAACCCAGCATCTTTACGAGATTGTTCTTCTCTCTCTTCTTCAGAATACTGTGCCAAATTAGATCTATAATCACATAAAAGGTAGATGTAAGTAAACTCCTTTTGAGCTTGAAACTTAAACCTACCTTTATAGTGATTGGAGTTATTACCTTTATCTCTTAAGTAGATCTTTTTGAATGCTTCATGTAACTGAATCCATTCTTTATTTATATCTACTAAGAAATCTTCATTTAACTTGAATAACTCCATAAGTATTAATAAACACCGATTATAGAAGTCTCTCTAAGACACATAGAAGGTAGACCTTCAAAATCTACATCGGTACACATTGTAAAAGCATGTCTCTCAATAGCTATCTTATCTCCTACTGAAACTGAAACACAACTAGGACCTACAGCTAATACTTTAAGTTTTAGTTTATCAAGGATCTTCATCTCCTCTTTAATAGCTTCTTCTCCTTTTAGTACACCAGATTTAGTCTTCTCTTCAAATCTTGGCATTTCTAGTACCACGTAATTTTGTGTAGGTTTCATTGTTGATTTATTTAAGTGTGATTATTGTTTTAATGATTTATTAATCTCCATCCACCTTGCTTTAGCTTCTACAAATTCAAACTTAACAAGATAAGGGATTCTAATATTTTCAAATGTACCACTTTCTATTTTCTTTTTAGTGAACAATTGCCAATGTTTTTCAATCTTCTTTACTAACATGCTGGGAATCATCAACTCATCAGATGTTTCCTTAATACATTTTTCGTTACAATACTCTCTCTTTTCCATTACTAAAGTCTACATAAATCCATTTAAAACTTACAGTATTAGGCGGTGAAGGTACATCCACTAAAGGATGGTATTTTATAGTTACGTTAAAGTCTTCTTTTTTTATCTTCTTTTTCATGACCAATGTCCTTTAACACATTTCTTATTACTTCTAAGAAGCCACCCCAATTTACACCCACATCCACCTTTATCTTTATCACACCAATTCTGATCTTCTGATATAGTAGGACATTGTACACAAGTACAATATCTCCCAAAAGCTTTTTCTTCTACTTTAGGATCTGCTACACCGAACTCAGCTCTAGTAGCATTTAAAATCCCTCTAGCTATATTGACAATATCCATACTGCTAGAATTAAAGTAATGATTAATTTGGCACCTAATTCAATGTATGCTACAAGTTCAGTAGTATGAGATTCCTTAGATAAAGTCCTGTTGTAATGACTTGATAACTGGTCAAAGTAAGCATCTTTACCATCATAGTACCAAGGAAGACTTCTAAGTTTATTTAACAATAAATCAAATACAATATTAAACAAGAAGAAACTATAAAGAACTATGAGAAAAGGTTTAAAAAACTCTAGCAACATTTGCCACATATATTCTTGTACATGTACCTCCTCTCCATATAAGAAGTAACCACCTAAAGTAAATATGCAGAATCTAATAACTGTACGTGAAGTATGATTAAGATTTTTAACCTTACCCCATTTCTTCTTTATTAAATAATTATCTATGAAAGCATTAGCTACTGCGGTAGCTAACACTAACATTGTATATAGAAGGAAGTTTATCATTTGTTTTTAACTCTAATGTAAACCAAAAACCCAACTACAATACTTACAAATGTACCCCACACCACAATCTGTCCTTTAACAGATTCATGTTGATAGAAATACTCTCCAGCTATACAAGCTATTACAAATAACCATAACATTATTAGGAACGGTAGTGTCATTATCATTTTATACTTTGTTTCCGGTTTCATGATTATTTGGGTTTTGAAATTTATCAGCTACTATTTTTCTAAGTTTTTCTACTGTAAGCTTTAAATGTGGAGGAAATTCTTTTTTATTTTTAGATTCCTCTATTTGATCTATGAGTCCTTTCATTTTTTACACTGGTTACAAATTAGTTTATTATCTACAAAGGTATGTTTAGTTAACTTCTTTTCACAATTACAATGTTGAAATATTGTAATGTGTGATTTATCATTCTGGTTTATCGTAGAAGAATCCTTCTTTTTCTGAGAGTTGTTCATTGTACTTAGTTTCCTGTGGTATAATAGTTAATTGTAACTCAGCTATTCTATTAGCTACATTTCTGTGTGTTTCTGCTGGATTCCTTGCAACATATAAGTTATCTAGGAAATCTAATTCTTCTTGTGGTGTCATGATATATTTAATTGTTTTAAAAGTTTACGTAATTCAGCTTTGTTTTTAACAAATCCTGAGAACCTAATTGTCTGGTCTGTGTCTTGGTTAGTAAACATATTTATGTATACTCCAAGATTTCTACTAGATATAGGACATATCACTATATGATATTTGTAGAACTCTCCAACTTTTAAAAACCATTTGTAGTCACCATCTTCCTTACTTACTTAGAGAGTAACCTAAACTTTCAATGTCTTCCTTATCTAAATACTTAATTCTTGCATTTGATCCTGTACTATAATCAGCTTGGAAACAAAAACGATTATAACTAGTCCTGTCATCTACAAAACTATTGTACTTCTTCAAATCTAAAGAAAAAGGGATCCATTTAAAATACTTCTCTTTCTCGTTATCACTTTTCCATCCAGGAAGTTCTTCTCCATTAGTACCTTTACAAAACCAATGTTTTACTTCATACTCCAGACCATCTATAATATCATCAAGTGTTGCAGGGTAATATTTATTTTCCATTATTATACCAAAGTTTATCTTGTAACTTATCCATCCCTTCACAAATCTTCTTATACTCTTTGTACTTTTCAGGGTCCCAATAAACCTTAACCCCATTTGTTTCTACAACAATCCATTTAGGACTTTCTTCTTTATTATTTTCCATTATTTTGAGTATTTAAAAAGAACAAACCATCTTTAGTAATGTATTTAGGAGTAGTATCAACCATCTTCCCAATAATGATATTCTGATGAGGTTGTTGATTATTCCAGTTCTGTGTTTTTATGTGTCTCATTTGGAAATAATTGTTTTAGAAGTTTCTTTAATTCAGACTTATTTTTAATCTGTCCTACAAATATCTTTCCATTAGACATTCGACTATCCTTTAATATTAATAGACTATTAATCTCTGTTCTTATGTAGGTAAGTGTAAAGTCACCTTTATCATAATCTTCCCAGCTAAAAATGAACCCCTGTTCCTCAATATCTTCTTTGTCTAAATACTTAACTCTTATATAACCTTGTGATATTTCAAACTCTATATTAGATAACAAGTGTTCAGACTCATTTTCTAGTTCACCTAGCAAAAAAGAACTACTAGAGTTTATAATTGCTTTTTCAAATTCAAATAAAGTATCTGAACTAGAGTTCTTATACTCGTATTCAAATCCTACACAGAATTCTTCTATTTCAGGGGTGTAATATTTTTCCATTTTCGTGTTATTTATTATTCATTCATGTTTATAAACTTCATTTCATAAGACTCTAAGGGTCTTGGGTGCAAAAGACTTTCTGAAAAAAGAGAATCTTTCTTTAGATAAAGAGTTTTACCATCTAACTCATAAGTATCGTATAGATCAGGATTCTCTTCAACATGTTTGTGTTTGAGTTCTATAAGTTCATGAAACTTCTTTAACAGAAACGCACCTTTTTTAGTAAGCGTGTTTACATGAATAACATACGTATTAGGTACCCAAGAACTGCGTAATTCTGCTGGAGAGTTGTGGTATTTTCTATTTTTAGAAACTACTTTATTAGCTACTGCAAGACTGTTTGTAAAGAATATAGGTCCTTTTTCGATATAAGGATCTTCCATTGGACCAGTACCTGTCTGGTGTACGACAACATAGGTTTTATTAATTCCAGGATACTCTTTGTAAACCATAATTTTATTTGTATATTCTAAATGATTTAGGATTAGCTTGCACGTACTGAACTATTTGTACCTGTTCTTCTAAAGTAAGTTTTTTACCCTTTTTCATATTATTTATTATCTCTTAAGTAAATCAACTGTTTAGTAAGTATCTGTGTCATAAGTTGGTTAGCTAACTCTTCAACTTCTTGGTTAAAAGGATGATGAGCATTAGTCTCTGAAGTAGGATCTAATACCATCCGGATATTCTCCACATAATCTCCAAATAACTTAATCCTGTTAGCTTCCTTCTCAATATCAAAAAAGACTTTACGTTTAGCAAAATCAAGATTAACGTAATCTTCTTCTTTAGCTACAGTAGACCTAGACTGATTAAAACTAGATACACTTGCTAGTAATTGTTGAAACTGAAGTTCCTTTTCATTTAGAAGCTCAATAATCTCTTCTTTAGTTTTCTTTGTGGTTTTAGATAACATGTTATTTGTATTTAAGTAGTTTCAAATCTTCTTTAGATTCCGCACAGTGAATTTCAAGTCTATACTTTGTGTACTTACACCCCTTCCTTTTACCAGCAGTTTGTACAATCTTCGTTATTACCTCTTTCTCTTCTTCTGTAAGCATCATGTTATTTAAGTTTTAATTCTAACTCTTTGTAATGCACCCAACCCTTACTGTACCCACATAATTTTGCAATTAACTCAAGATCTTCTTTTTTAGGCTTAAGACTAACCTCTTTAATAGACTCTAAATATTTAAAATATAAAGCACTTTCCTTAGACTTACTCTCTTTTATTTTAGAGAATAACATGTTAATTAGGTTAACTCTTGTAGCACCTGCATTTACTACAATATTACTAGGGTATGTAATTTTATAAAGTTCTCCTCCTAAAGGAAAATTAAACTCGTGTACAACAGCATACCAATGTTCTTTAAGTAAATTTTGATACTCTTCTGAATAAGGTTCCTGTTCTAGTTTAAACAACTTCTCTTTGGTTTGAAGAGTACGTGTGTTCACATCATGGACCGAAGTACACCCTTTTAAGTAATTATACATCATGTTCTTCTTCTGTTACATCAACCATATCTTTTTTTGGTATAATTGAAAATGTTATTTTAAAATCATTGGTCTTAAGTAAACGAAGTCTTTCATTAGCATCCCCTTTCCAAAATATCTCAGGGTTAATTTGATAAGTTCCTTTCTCCCCAGCTAAAAGTCTTAACTCCTTAAGTCTTGCTATAGAATTAGACAGACTCTGAGAACTTATTTCAAGTTTATCACAGAGTTCTTTTCTTTTTTTTATAGATATATCTATAATCCCTGTGTTAAACTCAGCTCTAACACAAAACTCAATAATAACCTTAAAGTCGGAAAGACTCTTAAGTCCATAAAGCCTTCCTATTGAGTTTATATAAGTACAATAGAAATGTTCAGTGTCTTTAGTACCAACAGTAAATTGTTTCTCTACTACAATAGTTTCCCCAGTGTTAGGATCAAATACCTTTTTAATGTGATTAAACTTTTTAACAGACATTTTACTCTCTTTTACAATGTAAATATACACAGATTTCCGGATATTCTACATTTTAAAATGTAAAAACGTATCTCACGTTATCAATAAGTTATCTCACGTTATAAATAAGTTGATTTTGAGAAAGTATTAAAGTGTTGATAATCAGTACTTAAACTTTGGATCTCATATATGTAATAGAAAGAATTAAAATAATGTGGGGATTGGGGCCCCACCTAGAAGGAGTTAATTTAGTATCTTTATATAAATCTTAGAATATGCTCAATTTTAAAAACGTAGAAGAAGTAAAACAAGTAGACAAAGAAACCTACTTCAAAGAAAGAGATGAGAAGATTAATAAGTTACTACACCAATACAATGCAAAGAAGGTACTTACTCCTGAACAAGAAGTACAGTTAAGTAAAATACATGATATGGAACTAGACTATCCTGAGATGGGTAAAGACCTAGTTGAGAAATGTGGTATGAAGAAACTATTTAGAGGATTTGAAGCCCCTACCTCTACTTTAGATTAAAGACCCCCACCCCTCCTAGTTACTTAAAAAGGATGGGGTATATTTTTGTGTATGTGTATAATTTGAGAAAGTATAGGGGTTATAAAACTATGTGTACATAAAGTGACCCTAACCATTTTTATGGGTGTGTTGTGTTTGAGTAACCACCCCCTACCATAACCGTGGCTCAATTTTAGCGAGGATGTACCTCGTACCGTAAATCTATCGGACATAGATAATTTAATCTTGAAAATTTAAAACATCATGGAAAAGTCATCAGCAATCAACATCATCAAGTCAAGGTCTTTCATATCTACTGAAGGAGCTTATGAAGTTCAAGTAACGTCTGTTTCTCCTTATGGAGATAAAATGATTGTCAACCTAAAGGCAATGACCAACTATCACATTGAATTAGCCAAGGAACATCTTCGTAACGGAGATACTCAGGAAGCTGTAAACCAATGTGTAACTGCGAATCTTAGGTTAACAGACTACATTCCTACCAAAGGAGAGTTTGTTAAGATTCAGGTAGCTGAGATCACTACTAAGAATGATATTACGGGTTTATTCGTAGTTGCTCTTAGTGAGTTGAAAGCTTCAAAATCAAGAAAAGTATCATTTGATTTTGATGAGGAACTGTCTGATAATAAGATGGTTAAGGGTCTGCAACCAGAAGGAATCCCAGGTCAATTCTAATATCATTGGAGTTCCCAAAACGGGAATTCCAATCTATTAATTGTTCCTAAAAGAGTCAGTTTACATCTAACCATGTAGATTGACTCTTTCCTTTTATTCCCAGCATACACAACATACCAATATTCAGGTGAGACTGTAAAATAATAGCAGGATTAGTTCGATTCTAATTATTGGTACTTCACTCAACCTTTTAAACAACATACACATGACCTCATTAAAAATCTATTTTATCTGTCTTATAACTTTCGAAGCAATCCTTTGCTTAGATCTATTACACAGACCATCTAAATCAATAGCTCTTTATCCAATGTTATTAGGATTTATAGCTACTATTATCTGTGCAGTACAACTTCACCTTGATAAACTTATTTAGTCGAAACTCTCCCTTAAATAAGGAGAGTCTATCAAGATTAGTCCCTTGATACTGATGATGACAGACTCATTTAACTCAAATCCTTTTAACTATGCAAAAATACATGCAGAATAAACATCAAAACTGTGTAGTTATTATTCAAACTAATGGTGCACATAGAGTGTACCATAACTACAGAGCTAAAAACACTACACTTTATCATTCAAGAAAATTTACCCAAGAATCTACAATAAATAGATTACTTGGATTTGGGTACACATTTATCACTGAATTAGAATTCAATCAATTATTAAACCGTAAACAATTTTAACTATGCAACTATCTAAAGCATTAGAATTAGTACAAACTAAACACAGATGTACTATGTGTTCAATCTCTTTTGTAAATGGAGATTCTACAAGAGTAAACTATACTACTGTACATGGAGATATGTACGAAAATGTATTACTTGAAGATCCTGTTCAAAACTCTTGGGATATATCAGAGAATTATGATGAAGATCTTATTGAGAACCAATCTATTGAAGAACTTAATGAACTTCAAATGCTTGAAGCTGCTAATCATGTAGACATGTATAAATGGAACAATCATGTTCAAGATCAACTTGATGTTCACCTAGAAGGTAAATGTGAAGACAGATAACAAATTCCCTAGATTAATAGTCTAGGGAATAATTTTAAATTCAAACCCTTTAAATAAATAACCATGATAACTCAAGAACAATTTGACAATCTTCAAGTAGGAGATATTTTGAAAAATGACACCTTTACGTTGGAAGTGTGTGGTAAATTCCATAAAGCTATTATAGGATTAGTTGACAATTCTACGTATGTATATTCTCTTGATGAACTTAATGAAAGACTTTATACACTAACCAAACCAATCAAATACAATCAAGGATTTGAGGTTAGAAAATATCCTGAAAGACCTGTTGTATTAGTTGGTAACGATATAGCTGATAAGTTAAGATTTCTTGTAGAGGTTACAGAGGGTTCTATATACATACTAAGAGGCAGTACTAATTTAAATAGGTTTAGTGAAGACAGTAACCATTTCATAGATTGTAAAGTCATCAAAGCATTAGACTAATGACAACTCTCACAACAACAGAACAAAAGCTAATCTTAAACAGGTTAGCTTTTAAGATCACAAACAATGAAATCAATTCATTCAACGATCTCAATCAATCTTTAAATAGATTCGATCTTAAGATCAATGCAATTCAACCTCAAGAAACCTATTACTCCAGTCTATTAAAAGATCTTAAGTTACGTAGAGAATCTATTTGTAATAATTAAATTTGTGCCTCCTTAAAACCATGAGAACATTTCAAATTCAACTTACAGATCAACAGATAACTGATTTGTACAATCAAATTTCTATTAAAGAAATTGACTCAAAAGAAAGGTTTAAATCTTACGAAGATATTAAATCTTATGAAGATGCTAGAGAATATCTAGAAGATCCTGAAATTAAAACTCACCCGTTTGACCAATTACAAGTAATAGCAAAAGCTATTAATAAGTTGACAAATTTTGAACCAGATTTCAAAGATGCAATTACTGCAAAATGGTATCCTATGTTTAAAATATCTAGTTCTGTTTGGGTCTTCGTTGTCTCGCATTACTACTGCTATTCTTCTTACGGTCAGGTTACTTATTATAAAAATAATAATATCTCAGATTACGCGGGTAAACAATTTCTAAACCTTTACACAAAATTATTACCAACAATTTAACCCCTAATACAATGTCAAAACAATCATTAAAACAAAACATGGCTCAAAACAGAGTTGAAAACAAAAGAGCTATTGAAGCATTTGAGGATGTAATTCATTTTCATTTAGAAAAAGAGAAACGTAAAAAAGAGTTCTCTAAGTAATGAGTTCTCTACCCAAAGCCTGTTTTAACTATGATTCCCTGCAAGTAATTGTAGGGAATACATATAAAGG